ATCTAACTTACCTTTTGGTGTGCTGCGGTTAATCCCATGACCTGTTGAAAACGCGGAATACAAAGGCTCGCTTGATGCTGGACGACCACTACGGTCTACAGGACCTTTTGCCCATCGTTTTGCCCAGTTGGATGCGTTGCTATTACCCATTAGATACCCCCTAATTCATTACGAGATGCAGCTTGGAAACCTGCTGGACCACCTGAGAACCAGGATACACGTGGCTCTGCGTAAACTCTGTCTATAGTTACAACATCATCAATTCCTGGTTGTCCACGGAACCCATAACCAAAACGGTCAGGGAATAACCGAATTTGTGGAAGAGGTGGACGAACCATTGCTTGAATATCTTTACCAGGAACGTTCATAATCATTAGTGCTTGAGTTGTTAGTCGTTCCATATTAGATGTAAAAGGACCGTTGTACTGCCAACGCTTTGCTACTTGGTCAGGCTGTATCGGTGCACGCCATGGCTTTGTGTAGTCGTAATTACCGTCAAACTTTTGCGTCATTATCGCCACGCTGGTTTCAAGTATGCAAGCATTGCTTGACGACGCTCATTAATCTCTGCAGGTGATGTGGCAACAGTGTTTGCTTTACCGTCGTTAACAAGGTGAGGTGCTGGAAGTAACGCTACTTGAGGTGTATTACGCAATGCTTGATAGACATTAACACCATTTACATTTACGTAAGCAGCTTTCATCTGACGTTCAATACCAGACATAGGATTGATTCCATCAGGCCAGAAATACATAGATGGCTCAATGCGCTCACCTTTGTGCACGCCACGTTGATAGGCTTTCTGGTTGACGCGAGACTTGATACTATCCAACAAACGGTCATCACGACGTGAGCGGATAGTGCCAAGGTATCCATCGGGATACTCGGCAGATGGAACACGTCCCACGCCAATGCGTGACGCATCCATTGAATCTCTTGCTACAGAAGTTCCTGAACCACCTTGGTTGTTGTAACCATACACACCGTCAGCCCCAAGGGACTGCCAGTTCTGTGATGGTGAAAAGTTATTTGTTCCACCTGGCATTAGTTAACCTTTGGTGGACGGGGCTCTGTGATGCCGTGACGCTTGCGTGCTGCTTCGTTACGGATATTGCGCATATTGTGCATATTCCAAACAGCATCTTCGTTGCGAGAAATCATTTTGCGTTCTGCAGTTTTTTTATACTTATGCCCTGTAGACAAATCAATTTGAACGCCTTTTTCTTTTGCCTTAGAGTCAACCCAACTACCCATTACTGCTTTAGAGTCAGTTGCATGTCCTTGCAAACGCAAGAAATGAGACGCAAACTGCTGTGCACTTAAACTTGGAGATTTAGTTCCTGTACTTTCAAACGCTGTGTCAACTGGGTGACCACTGAGCTTAGATGGCTCTTTTCCTACTAAAAATACTTTTTCACCAGGTTGAATAACATTTCCGCTGGTCAAGTTAATTGAGGCTCCACCGTAATTGTTTGTGGAATGGATGAAGTCTTCGGCGCCTTTTGGGTTACTAGCTAACAGGCGTGTTTCTTCTTTTGTGTAGCTTGGGCGTGAGCTTTCCTTCAATTGCGCCGCTACGCTACGTCCGTCACTGTTAGGAATCATGTTACTATTTTCCTTCTTAGAGCGCTAAATGTCTGTACAAAGGAGACCAAATGTCAGTAGACGTTGTTGCCGTAGATTTTAATCCGACTATTTGGGCTGTCTTTTGTGAACTATGTGCCTCGTATATCGGTGAACCAACTCAAGAAGATGAGTTAGTTGACCGAATGTACGAAGAACATTGCGCCCTCCATGGGCTTGTTCCTGAGAACTAACCCTTTAAGAAACTTGCTCCAGCGTCTGACTTTGGAAGCGGTGTTCCAGCAGGTGCAGCATCAAAGTTCAACGTGCTACCAGAGGTCTGACGAGACAACGATGCCCCTCTCTTTGGACGCCAAGCAGTTTGTTGACCAACACTTGTGTTAGTTGACGTGCTTAGTGACAAAGGGGGTTCAGTCTCATTATGGTATTGCGTTGGTTTACCCGTATTTACTGTAGAACCAAACTCTTCAGAAGAAATAATATCTGACATATTAGTATGATGCGCTGTTTCCGTCGTTAAAGTTTGGTGCTTGACGACCAGCTACTGAACGAACAACTCTGCCACTTGACATTGTTGCTGATGCTGCTGGGTCGTTTCCTGCAGGGAACTTTACTGAGATACGATGACGAGCACCCATACGCTCTGACTGTGCTGCATTACCTGCAGAAACATTTGAGCGATTTGCTTTTCCACCCGCTGTTGGATCTCCAGCTTGTGTGTTCTTCTTTGAAATCTTTGTGCCAACAGTTGGAGTTCCGCTTACATTGTTAAACTTTGCAGCATCCATACCCATATAACGGCGTGGTGAACTTGCGTGTTCTGCAGAAGCTAAGATTTCTTCTGTTGTTGGAATATTTTTGCTCATACTTTTACCTGCTGACTCTAGATGTGATGAAGGGGCGCCTATGCGACGTCGCATTGCGTGACCCATGTCTGAGAAATTTGCCATGATTACTCCTTGCTTTGGGATAAGGATACGACGGTTTTAGCTTGCTGTAATGTGAAAGACGATTGCAGAAATTTCGCCGTCTCGTGACTCAATGGTTGTAAACCCTGGCTTATCGGTTAGATCCATACCACGAGGGGCTACATACCCACGAGCAATGGCAATGGCTTTAACTGCTTGGTTTACTGCTCCTGCACCAACAGCACGGAGTTTTACTTCACGCTTGTCGTAAATTGCATGGGCAATGGCTGAGGCTACGCTTTGCGGGTTGGAGCTTGCGCTTACTCGCAAAAACGGCTCTTCTTTTGGTAGTTCTGGTGTGTTACTCAATTGTTAGTCCTTTGGTTCGGTTTAGTGTGCCACTCCCGAACTAAAGGATAGGTCTAAAACCGTGCTTGGTCTCGGTATTTAGGGTCTGACATTTGCTCAGCTACTGCCTTTTCAACTTCGTTAATTGAAAATTTTCCTACAAGGCGTGCCAAAGCGTAGGAATCTGCAGCATTATCGTCATTAAACTCTACGCCCCATCGTTTGTATATCTGCAACAACATCTCTTGTTTCTTGGCATTTCCTTTGCCAGATGCGTACTTTTTAAGCGTCATTGGTGGGACTTTTAAGGGGAATCTACGTGGGTCATCTTCACCGTACCAATCGTAGATAGCTAATCGTACGGTTGCTGAAAGTTCTCCAAGAACTAACGCTGCTTGTGATTGTAGAACTGTTCCTTCCATTGCTAAATCTACAACATCTAAATCATGTTCTTCTAAGTACATTAAATGGTCTGTTAACCATTGACGAATGTCTACAAGGCGTTCAATTCCAAAGTACGGAGATTTATATACCCAAGTGATGTGTTTCTTTGGGTCGTCTAAGGATAATGCAGTTAACGCAAATCCTGTAAGAGACTGGTCAATACCAATCGTTACATTACCTGCAGTGTTTAATCCGCCGTCTATTACTTTAGTTGTCATGAGCTCAGGAGTCCATTCTTGTGTGGACTAGCAACTCTAGTTCCTCAAGTGTTCCTCCGTTGCTTAAAATCTTATCTACTTTATATCCATCTAAATCTGACTCAGAAATGTGAGCATTAACTGCTGCAACTCCTGGGCGTTTAACCCGCCAAAGTTGACCACCACGTTGTTTAATGCATTCAGCTTCATTTACAAACCTTACATCAGAAATAACGATTTTATCTTTAGAGTTAAGGTCTTTTAGTGCCTGATGAATCCAAAACTCATCTCCAAATGTTTTACGAGCACCTACACCTAAACTTTGAAGCAAGTGCCTTATTTCAGGAAACAATATTTTTGCTTGGTCCCAACCATACGCGCTAACAACGCCTTCAACTCTAAACCCATCTCTAATAAAAGGGTTTGTTTCAATTAACAACTCTCTAATCTTGTCAGCAAATGCAACACGAGTGTACCCATAGTTTTGAACAAGACTCTTTGCAACACTGTCTTTACCTGCTTGTGCGTAACCTGTTAGGCCGATAATCATGCGGAGAACTTATCCTTTCGTGTTGCACGGAAATCATTTGTACGACGAGTAATCTCACGAGAAACCAACGCCACATCTCGTTCAAAGTTGTTGGCTACAACCTCTACCATCTTGCGGTATGCGTAAGCGTGAGTAAGTTGGTCTTCTAAATCCATAATCTTTGGGTCAGCAGCAACTTGAGCTTTGATAAGGGTTACTCTCTCACCTTTAACCTTTGAATTGTCTTTAGCTAAAAACAATTGAGCCTCTAAAGAGTCTTTCTTTTTATTTAGAACATGCTCATCTACTTGACATGCAGCTAGTTGACCCGCAACAAAATTAGACCAGGCAGTTAACTGAGTAAAAAGTGCGCTAAGTTCGTCGCTATCTAAGGCGGAAATGTCTCGTGGCATTTTTGGTTGCTCTGATTGGTCAGGCCACATATTAATGTTTTGTTCTGTCATACGCTTTACTGCTAAAGACGACATTGGACCTAAATTAAGCACCCCACTCCTCCAAATCCACTAAAGAGTTACAAGAGTTGCAACCATCAGAACTAACGTTGCACTCAGGCATCTTCTTTGCTTTTACAGCAGCAATTACCTTTGATGCGCTAAAAAAAATACGTTCAACAATCTCATAGTCTGCTTTAACAGTGAACTCTTTAGTTGCTTGGTCTGCCTTATTCTCGTACAAGAAAACAATCTCTTTTGGCGCTTCAGCACCATACATACGGTGCGCTAATTCTAAATACATCTGACCTTGCAGTAAGTGGCTGCGGAATGGACGGCGAATGTTGTTGAATGCTTTGGTCATATCTCCGCCAGCATCTGCAAGGATATCGGGGGCTTCAAAGCGTAGGGTTCCTGCGCCAATAGACTTGATTTCAATTAAGCAATCATCTCCGATGTCTTTAATCCAACCATCTGTATGACCTGCAATCCGTAGGTTGTCATCTACAAGGGTGACTTCTCGGTACTCCATAACATCTTTACGCCCACAATCTTTGCAGGCTGGAGAAATACCTATGGTCATTACCTGGCAAGCTAAACACTCAAACTTTCCATAAAGAACATTCATTGCCTGAAAACGAGACTGCCATTTAGCGTGAATGTAGTGTCCTTCGTCAAATATGTTTTGCAATCTAAGATTTGGTTTGGTTCTATTCGCTTCTCCACCCGTTAGTAAATGGTACGAATAACGGTGACACCAGTCAGGTTTGATTATCTCTGACGGGTGGAGTACGTCTTGGCGGCGGTCGTCTAACGGACGGCGCATAAGGTACCGTTCAACATCACCCAATAAGCGTGTTGTCGTCTTCTTTGCATCTAAGAACTTCTTTAGTTCTGTAGCCATGTTAGTCCTTACTGAAAATAAACTCCTTAAGAGTCATCTTCTTAGCGAATGATTTTTTCCACTTACGTATTAAAGCATTTCTTTCTCTGTGGCTCAATCCTCCCCAGATTCCGTGTGGTTCGTCACGAGTGACTGCATCCCACAAACAATCTTTTAGTACAGGGCACGGATTCTTACCATTTTCACCAAGGCAATAAACCTTGGCTTTATCGGCAATTAATTTATATCGGTCCTTATCTCTTGGAGGATAGAAAATATCTTCTTCCTCTTGGCTTTTAGGGGCAGCTCCAAAGCAACGTGCTTTAGACCACCAGGGTGGTTCGTTTTCATACATATATTAAGCATCCTTTAGACGGTCCCTCATCTCTAGAAAGTCGTCTTCAAGAAGAATTACGTAATTCTCCCCATCTAGATGAACGCCCAGTACTGGCATACGTCCATCAAGGATGGCCTCTGTCGTTATTTTCTTCAACACCTCTGACTTTACAGAAAAAGATTTCTTTCCTGTAAATTTATGTTCAATCAAGAGGTCGCTTGACCGAACATCTCCCTTGTGGGACCAAAATGCTCCAGATGCAGCCATAGTTTTACCGCTAATTTTCTTGGCAAGTCTCTTCTCGTGCTTCTGGGATTGCTTTTGGCCTTCAGTCTTCATCAATAGCCAATGGTGCAGCATCTGATGAAAGTACAGCAGTTTGTATTGCTTCTTTAAGGTCAACTTCTTCACGGATGCTTGCAATGACGGACTCAATGCCCTGCCACTTACGCTCACCATGATAGAACCAACCACCTTTACGTTCAATAACACCCATGATTACACCAAGAGAGGCAATTTCTTTAGCGAAATCAAACTCTCCAGGTTCACAGGCGCCACCTGGCGCAAAGTAGAAATCAAAATATGCAACACGCTGTGGTGGTGCAGTCTTGTTTTTTAATGTGCGAACAACAACTTGTTGTCCAACTCTAACCTTGTTTGTTCCTGAACCAATTTCAATCCATTCCTTACGGCGTACTTCGCAACGAGTAAAGAACGCATAGTTCTTTCCTTCTCCTCCAGGAGTTGTGCGAGGGTCACCGTGCATCACACCAATTTTCATTCGGTATTGGTTGATAATCAACCCAAGTACAGGACGCTCATCCTCAGTTAGAGAGCGCTTCATTGCTGTACCAACTACACGGAAAAATTTGTTTGTAAGCAGTGCTCCACGACCAACGGTTGCCTCACTCATATCCTTTTCCATTTCTGGCATTGGAGATAATGCTGGCAGTGAGTCAATGACGATAGCATCTACCGACTTGGACTCAGCAAACTCAATGACTGCTTGGTATGCCTCCTCCATAATGGATGTCTCAATAACAATAACGCGAGACGTGTCTACGCCACACATTGCGGCATACTCTGGCACCCACTGTTCGGCAGCTACCCACACAGTTGTGTAGTCAGGGTTTAATGCTTGATTCGCTGCAATAGTCTTAAGAGCGAGAGCTGTCTTGCCGTGCGACGGTTCCCCAATGAGTTCATTCCATTGATTCCCAGGGAAACCACCACCCAATACAAAATCAAGGGTAGTAGAGCCACTAGTGATACGAGGAATAATATCGCTCCGAATATCGGACGCCATAACAACCACGTCGCCTTTAAACTTTTTATTAAGTTGTGCAATAAGTTTGCGTGCTTCAGCATTTATCAATTTACTCTCCCAATAATTCCCTGTGGATTCCAGTTACTTTGAACATCATTACCTTGCGCAGACTTTGCACTGCCTTCTACTGTGGCTCCAGTCAATGAGCCGTAACGACTGCCTGCTTGTGTTATCGGATACCCGCAGTCATAACACCTTGCTGCAGCGTTCTGTACTGCCATGTAATTGTTTCCACCGCACTCGGGACAAGATTGAGTTTGACTTGCGCTTTGTGCTTTAGATAACGGCTGAGTGTATGCGGGCTGTGGCATAGGAGCCATTGGCTGTTGTGAAGGAGGCATTGGAATATCTGCAGGACGAGCAACTGGCTGTGCGCCAAGTTGTTTAGCCCACCAATCGGCACTACTCATTTTGCTTCTCCCCACTTGTCTACAATCTTTACATCAGCAATAAGAGGAACAGTAATCTCTGGTAGGTGAATACCTTCCATGGATAACCGAATTGCTTCGGCTGTCTCTTCTGCTAAATCTTCACGTGCAACTGTAACGAGTTCATCGTGCACCGTCAACACCACATTAACATCTGGTTCATCTATAAAGCAAGAATGTGCTCTAACAATGGCGAGTTTCATCAAATCTGCTGCAGAACCTTGAATAACGGTGTTAAATGCTTGTCGGTCTGCTCTGCTGCGAAGCCCTTTATCTGTGGACTTTAGGTCAGGAATGTAACGACGGCGACCAAAAACAGTTTCTACAAAAGGGGTTGGAGATTGTTGACTAGCTAACCGTGTGACTCGTGCTTTGTACTTAGCAATGTCGTTAAATCTTTCAGTGAAATCATTTAAAAGTTTTCTTGCTGCGTCTACAGTTAGCCCAAGAGACGAAGCAATTTTGTCAGGGCCTACACCGTAGGTCATAGCTAAAACCAGTACTTTACCTGCTTTACGGTCAAGTCCAACGGTGTCGCCAATAGTTGTATAGATGTCTTTGCCATTTAAATAGTTGTCCATCATAATTGGGTCGTTAGAAAATGAAGCAACAATACGAGGTTCAATCTGAGAGTAATCAGCAACTACTAACTTGTAACCTTGAGGTGCTACAAAAAGATTACGAATTAACTTTCCATACTGACCACTGCTTGGAATGTTCTGTAGGTTTGGGTCACTGCTAGAGAAACGACCTGTCTCTGCTCCGTGAGACTTAAAGCTTGTATGTACTTTGCCGTTAATTAAAAGTGATTTCTTTTCAAGAATGCGTGACTTACCTGCGTTAGTACGCACAATGTCTCCACCTAAGTACGGCATTACATATGTAGTCATAAGCTTATTTAGATCTTGATACTCAAGGATGGCATCAACCAACTCGTCTTTAGCGCGATAAAACTCTAGTGCGTCTGATGAAACAGAGTACTGGTTTATAGTTAAAGGCAACCTTGCAGCTAACATATCTTGACCTTTAGTAGTCAGAGCAATTTTGATCTTAATGTTAGGCGTAATGCCACGACCACCTTCGTCTTTAGGAGAGAACAATATCTTTTGTTTTTCTTGCACCGAGTTCATTGGGAAGGGTTTCCCTGCAAGCCTGTACGCACGGGCAACTGCGGCATCAATGTCTACGTCAAGTCGCTTTTTTAGTTTAGTTAACTCTTCAACGTCAACAGTTGCTCCAGCTAATTCCATGTCACATAAAGCGCCAACAATATCCATCTCTAAACCCCACACACGAGCAAGACTGCCAGTTAATCTAGGGGCTAACTCTTTGTACAACTTCCAAGTAACCTCAGAGTCAAATCCTGAATAGTGTGCTACCTCCGAAAAAGAATGGACCTCAACCATTGCTCCAATACCTTTTTCAACTTTAATCTTCAGGTACTTTTCAGAGCAATCTTTTAACCCAAGCTTTCCACGATTACGATTGTCAATAACAAATGCAGCCATCAACGTATCAAAGAAAGGTTTTTTAGGTACTACGCCTCGGTAGTACTTAGCAATTGATTTCAGGTCAAACTTAATGTTATGACCAACCTTTAACTGGTCACTAAAGAACAAGGGCTTTAATGCTTTAAAGACATCTCCTGGCAATAGCTGCTCTGGTGGCGCATCAAATACTGGCGTCCACTTGGCTTGGTTCTTTGAGTAGTCTGTTTCTTTTAGCTCTTTACCTGCAGCAACTTTTTTTTGACCACTTAAAAGTAATTCTTTATCCCACTGTAAGAAGTCGCCATTGGGGTGACCCATAGGGATTACATCTGTGCGTCCTTCGGTGGCTAGTGAAATCCACAGCACATCATTTACAACAGGTTGGATTCTATTTTCTCCAACTGTTTCTACGTCAAATGCAAAACCGTCTACCTTGGAGTAAAACTCAACAAGTTCTTGAAGTTGTTTCTTGGTTGTAATTATGTTCATTTAATACCCCTCAAATTAGTGTGTAGTAGGGGCCTGGAAACGGAAGACAGGCCCCTACTACGATGGAAGTTTTACGCTATTGAACGTGCGATTTCAAGAAGTTCGGAGCGAGGGGTCTCTCGTACAACTTCGTCTGCTGTGAAAGACTCAGCAGATGCAATCTGTTCGTTAACGCTCTCAAGAGTTAACTTCCATTCCTCGGCAAGGTCACGACCTCGTACATAGTTGAGGGTGTACTGCGTCGTCGGTCCTGTTCCCATGCGAGAAATTTCCCAGAACTCACGGTCAAGTGGTCCCTTACGCTCATCGTCATGAGCTTTCTTAATCTGACGAGCCAATGATGGTGGAGCAGTTAGAACCTGCACACCTGTAACCTCGCCAGTAAGAACGAGGATGTTAAAAGCAAATTTGCCACGAGGCTTATCCCCAAGGATGTCGCAAAGTGGGCATGTGTCTCCAATACATACAAAGGACTTCTTGCCCTTTGGACGTTCAATCCAGTGCTGCTCGTAAGTAGCAAATGGACGGTCTTGGAGGAACTTGATGAGCTGTGGCTCATCTGAGAAACGGAAATCAGTTGGGAACTCTGAGTTGTCTGTCTTTAACAGAGCATCTACTGCGTCCCAACCTTCTTGTACGGTTGTTCCAACCTTTGGTTGGATTTTTTCGCTGTCTTCAGCGAGGTATGTGTCAGCATCAACTGACGGTTTTGCAATCGGCATTTGGTTCCTTAAGGTAATGAGGCCTAACGGCTCTCGGTGGATGTGATGTCCTTCCAGCGGCTAATTAGTGCCTCTGTAAGGTCTTCGTGCTGGCCCCACTCTACACGAGCAGTTCCTATCAAGCCTCTCTTGACGAACTCGTCAACAGTAGCTTCAATCAGCGCTCTAGTGTATACCCGATTGCCACCAGTTTTCTTACCACCAAGTGTCTTGGAACGAAGTCTGTATGGCGCTCTTGGTATGTACCCTTTGCGCTCCCATAAACGGATAGTCACAATTTGTTTTTCCAATGCTAGTGCTAAGGCACTGATTGTAAAGACCTCTGTGTCTTCCCCGCCTAATCGTTTAATGATTGGATTTGCATCCCAACCATTTGTTTCTCCCGCCTTACGACGAGAAACCTTTGGGTCCGCCTCACGGCGTTTCTTTTTGGAGCCGGGGATGTACTCTAAATCGGCAAATGCCTTTTCAATTTCGTCCTGCCCTCTTAGTCCAGCCATCTTACTTCTTTAACACCAATGCCCAAGTAATTGACTGTGGATACATTTCATCTATTTCTTCTTCAGTAAGGACATCCTCGTAAAGAGCAGCCATAAGAGCGTCTTCATCTACGACACGGACTGTTTTATACAGGACATCTTCAAGTCCATGTTTAGTGATAATTTCTTCTGCTAGTGCCTCATCAATCTTGCGAGATACACGGCGTTGTTTAACTACTGAGGAGTAACCTTCTACCTCTTCTGGAAGCTCAATAATGACATTGCCTTTGTCATCTTCTTCACCAATTTCATCCAGGTCCTCAAACAACAGTGCACGAAGTGCTTTCTGTTCTTTCTCAAAATAGTCTAGTTGCGACTTTAAAAAAGCATACTTCTTAGTACGAGAAATTAAGTTATTCTCATCTGAGAAACGCGGTTCATCATTCTTTACTCTTGCCATTATTCCCCCTTTAAGAAAGCCAAAAGACTTCCTACCGTTAAGTCTACCCCACCTTTTTTGTTGATGCCTGTTCCATCCATAACAGCGTCTGCTACAGCGTTTTTTTGCATTAACATTTGATGTTGTCGTTCTTCAATAGAGTTTAACACGAGGAAGTCTTGTATGACAACATGCGACCAAGCGCTGGATGCGCGGCGGATGCGAGAGTTCCGTTGGATTGCTGTCCCAGAAGACCAGGGCAAGTCTAGGTTAACCAGCAAGTTTGCTTGAGGTAGGTCTACACCGTAGCCTCCTGCGTCAGAAGAAATGAGTACCCTAACTTCTTTAGAGGTTTGAAAAGAAGTTTTAGATTCTTCTTTTTCCTTTGCGTTTAGCAGTCCCGAGTAGAGAGTGCTAACTATCTTTTTTGCAGCAAGTGCCTCTTGGATAAGGGGAAGCATACCCAGGTAGCAAGTAAAGATAACAACCTTGTGATCTTCGTTAGCCTCTATGTGTTCTTCCACATATTTAATTACAGCATCTAACTTCGGAGATTTCGTCGCCTTTGTAAGAGCTCCAGAAGCTTCAAGACCAGCCACGTAAACACTGCCGCCTTTAGACCCTTCAAGGTTAACTTTCTCACCGTCAATCTCCTGCCATCCATTATGAAACTTAGTTGAACTTTCAACTAAAAGCTGTGGGGAATCGCATAACATCCTTAAAGAAGTTATCTTAGACATTATGGAACCACGTAGCTTATCAGCTGGTCCTCCTGCTTTGTGGCCTTGTCCGTAATGTGAGTCTAGCGAAAACGACCCACCCAGTAGTTCTTGTGCATCCATAAGTTCTTGTATCAAGTCTGAAGAAATCTTGGTATAAAGTTCTGCGCCAGCTTTGTCTAAGGAGATTAAGTACGGCTCTAGATGGATGGTCTCAGGAAGGTATGGAGATACGTCTGGGTCTTTCTGAGTCTTGCGTACAGCAACCTGCTTCATTTTCTCGTGGAAGATAGGTAGGTTTCGGTAGCGCTGTACCCCACCAAAATGATTGCGAACTATGAAAGTCTGGTCAAATAAATCAAAGCGCCCTAAAACTGTTGGGTCAACAAACTGCATAATGCTATAGAGTTCTTCTGGGCGTCCGTTCTCAATTGGAGTACCTGTTAAGGCAAAACGAATTGGGACTTTACGTGCAAGTTCTTTTACTCTTTTTGACCGTTGAGAACGGAACCCTTTAATAGCAGTAGCTTCATCGCAGACTACTGCTCCCCACTCGTAGTCTTTGATGATGTCCCAATCAGCAACGATAGTTTCATAGTTAGCAATAATGTAGCCAGTGTGGTCTTCCCACGTCATATCCCTTTCCCAACGAATGTAACGAGTACCTTTAGAGCCATCAATTACTGAGGAGTAATCGTCTGAGAACTTGTTAATCTCTTTTTGCCATTGGTACTTCAAACTAGATAAAGCAATTACAAGAGTTGGCTTTGTTAACTTTCCCTCTTCTTTTAGTTTTTCTAACGCAGCAATAGTCATACAGGTTTTTCCTAAACCCATCTCATAAGCAACAAGCATCTTTTGACGAGAAGCCATTTTGTTAACGTCTTCTACTTGATACGGCTTTAACTCACCTTTGAACATCTGGGTCATCCACTGGGCAGGGAACAGTTAATAAAGTTCCACAATCATCGCACTCTCCGTCAACAAACCACATAGCGATATCGTAATCCTCAAACATTGCTTTAACTTTAAATACTAAATGCCCACAAGAAGGACAAGCGTGCGTCGGTATCCCCCGTGCATCTAATGCCATACGTAGGCTGCTTTGCCATAAATCATGTCACGAGCTGTATCAAGCCCTTGCCTTATCTCTGCTTCAGTCATATCGCCTGGGTCCTTTACATCAATACCTGTGTAATTGAAGTAGGACAATTCAATACCATACTTGCGAGCAAATCCACGCATAAGTTCATTGGCGTGTATTCCAGCATCATCTTTATCAAAGGCTGCAATTACCCTGGTTGCTCTACGCATAATCTTTGCTTGCTCTTCACTGATGATTGCTCCGTAGGTAGAGATTGCTCCCTCAACACCTGCGGAAGCAAGTCTTGCTACGTCTAGTGGGGACTCCACAACGACCAGTGTTTCTGTAGACATAACCTCTACGCCAAAGACGGTTCTTGATTTCTTAACACCTTGCGGCTGGTTACGGAAGAAACGACCACGTGCACCTTTTTCTTGCCATCCCCATAAAGAGTAATCGTTAGGTTCACGGATTGGAACAATCCAGGCTTCGTTAGCAACATCCCATAGGACGCCGTGATGTCTTGCTGCTTCTGCACTGATGTACCTCTTCCGTAGTTCTTTCTCTGGCGGCTCTGTGTACACAGCAAGACGAGCCTCTGACATAGCTATTGGTTCTTCAATGGTGACATACTGTGGCAATTCACGGATACGCTTTAACAGTACATCCACATCAAGCTCTGCACTAGAAGTCACATAATCTTTTGCATCAAAATAATCAATGCCTTTGATATCTGCAACCAACGTATACACGTTGCCCTTGTAACCACACGAGAAGCAGATATGTGCTCCAGTTACGGAGTTAATCCACCACGACGGATTGTGGTCTTCTTTTCCAGTGCGAGCTTTGTGCATTGGACATAACCCTTGTACCTCTTCACCTCTCTGAGAGACAAGGGGTATATCTAATGAAAGTAAAACTTTTTCTACGTCAACCATTATTATCCCAATTAGAGCAGAACTCACAACTCATCATTGCTGACTCATCGTGGAAACATCCCGTCTCCCACTTCCAGGTTAATGAAGTTTCTTTAGGTGGGCAGTTACGAGAAGCAACAACCTTTAACAAACGAATAGAGTCGTCTTCTTCTACGGGCTCTAAACCTAAAATGACATCTGAGTCTTGGAAGAAAGAAGATGAGTAACCAATAGAGTCTGCGGTAACTTTTCCAGCACGCATCTTCCATAGCAAAGTCTGAGTGGTAATAACAATCGGCTTGTCAATCTTCTGCGCTAAACGCTTTAGGGCACGGGTGATGTTAGTAATTGCTTGAGGGGTATTCATCTCACCAGTTAAATCATCAAGCATCAAATACACGCCGTCTACAAAAACAATGTCTGGTTTTAACTGCTCAATCTTTGCTGACAAAGCAGACACCGTAATACCATTTACTGCATC